CCACTACTTGCGGTATATGCTTGAAGTGTTACAGTTGATCCGTAACTATGATTTGTGATTGTAGGATTTTTTCTACCAGTTGCAGGGTTTACCGCCTTAGCATTATGCCATGCACGTACGTAATCCCAATAAGTAGATGAACTTAAACCGTTTGTTCCGAAGTTTTGGTTTGTGCCATAAATACTGATGTTGTAAATATTTGCGTCACGAGCCCACCCTTGTTTATTTCCAGCAACTGTGCCAGCAACGTGTGCGCCGTGATTGTTATCATCAGTACGATCTGGAATTCCGTCACCGTTATTATCTGGATAAGTTCCATCAACATATGGAGTATAGACGTAAGTACCAGTTCCTGAACCAATATCGTTTTGGAACCAATTATATTGATTAACTCTTGATCCACCGGTGCCGTCAGGATTAACAGCAAATTCTGGATGTAATGGATCGAAATGTCCATCAAATATTACAACGTCTACGTTTTTTCCTGATGCTGTTATATTTACATCACGCGTTTTACTTGACGTTCCAGGAAGACCCCAGTTTGACAAATTGTCTTCTACTATATGTCTTAATATACCCCAGTTAATATGATCTGCAGATCCTGAAGTTGTTTTATCAAAATCACCGGTAAACTCATATGTTGGAACATTTTCAATCATGTCTGCCATGTCGACATCCCAAACACGTTCATCTTGTTTAACAAGTGCTGCTTCTGCTGGTGTCAACATGTAATGGGTGTTACGACTAATAGATCTTCTTTTCTCAACACCAACTGCCCTATCAGGAATAAACAAGTTTCCACCAGGAGTTTCCATATCATTATAGAAATCTTCTAGGTCCTCATGATTATGAAGAGTGACAATCCATTCGAGTGTTGGATCTTCCATATTATGCCTCTAAGCTTAAGTGCGTTATCGTAACATCAATATTTGCTGTCCCACCGCTATCATTTGTAATTGCGCATGGAAGCGTATTACCAGTGCTACAATAACCAATAACCGCAGGGCCAAATTTAACAGTTTCGCTTCCTGTTGTAATTACTTCGGCAATTACTCCTGCGTCAGGCGCTGGGTCATTACCTCTTGTTCTCGAAGCATCCGCCGTTCTTGACGCGGTGTCAATATACAATCTTACCCAGGCTGCGTCTGATACTTCAATTGAATATAGAACAAATGTTTTTGCTGCGGAAAGATCAAAGTTTGCAGTAGCTCCATCAGCCATCCCGCTGTTAAGAGTATTAGTTGAAGTACGTGTATTTAGTCCGCTTCCACCTGATGCGCCTGCAGCTGCTTCAATTTCAATATCACCAATCATTGAACCATGAACAGTACAAATATACTTATAAGTACCACTAATTGTTCCTGGGACTTTCCAATATAATGTGCCAGAGGTTTTGCCTTGGGCAGCTGAGCCAGTTGTTTTAGTACCATCAGTTCCAATGTGAATTAAGCCGTCGTTATACGCTGCGCCGCCTGCTGTTTCAATTTGGAATGGATGTGAACCTGTTACACCTGTTAAATCAAATGCAATTGTTTCGCCTGCCCTTACATGGATTGTTGGGTTATCTGCAGTACCGTAAATATCTGAACGATATGATGAAGAGCCATTAGGAGTCATCACATGTGTTGTTTTAGCCTGCACCGCAATGTCGTGCGCATCAATATCAGCTGTTTGGATTTCTGTTAAACCACTAAAGGTCGAGGACCCTCCGCCACCGCCACCACTTGGTGCATCTTCAAATGTATAATTTCCTGAGCCGTTAGTTGTAAGTACTTGCCCATTAGTTCCGTCAGAAATTCCTAAATCGTTTAAGTCAGCTGGGATGACCGGAGGAGTATATGTAAATGCACCTGTACCATTATCGTAAGCAAGGCTGCCATTTCCTGATGCCGACGGCTCAGCTGCAACACTCAAATCAGTTAAAGAAATTCCGCTACCACCACTTGCAGTTGCGTCTGTTCCTGGAGCCCACTGAGTACCAGACCATTTTAATACTTGGCCTGTAGTAGGTGCTGTAGCACTAACATCGGTTAATGCGCCCAATGTAGTTGCACCACCGCCTCCACCTGATACGGTACTAAAAGTAAACGCGCCTGCGCCATCAGTTGTTAAAACTTGACCGCTAGTTCCGTCTGTTATTCCCAAATCTGTAAGCGCTGTGGGTATTGTGGCAGTTGAATTATAAAGTTCTGTAAAGTTTTCGTTAACTTTGACGAAGGCTGATCGTAACGGATCACCGCCACCATCATTAGCCGCTAGCCCTACACCAATTGTTTGCTTTGCCATTATTAGCTCCTAAGTGTTTTAGTTATTTATCCGTTTATTTTATCTCACGAGGTCCGCACGTAAAATCGTACTATCAGCGGTATACCCAGTAGTGTCCATTGTAATTGTTCCACCTTGACCTGATGTATCCTGGCCTGGTCCGACAACATCAATACCGCCGAGCAGATAATCGTTTTTAACATTATGATAAAATCTTTGTGCGATACCACTGTTTTGTTTTTTCTGATATAAGAATGAACCAAATTGCTTTGTACCTGCAAGGTGAACATTTTTATTTAATGAATTAGTATATCTTTCCTGTGATACTGCAGACTTAATATCATATGAGTACTCTTGATAGAAATCACTATCTTGTATTCTCATTTGACCTTCGTAGTAAACATCAGCGCCGTTTTCAGCTACTGTACTTGTGTAGCCATTAACATGAGAATTAAGTTGTCCCCAGAAACCTTCTGTAACACCTTCTGTTACAGCTTGGGCAGTACCTCTTGCTTGAATGTTATTATCATCATCTACTATGAAGATTACTTCTCCATCCGGATATGCAAATCCTGAGTTAATAACTTTTACTCCAGTTATCCTACCATCTTCAAATATAGTCTGAGCATTCATATCAGCATTGTTACCAATTACTTTAGAAGTGTAATCTCGTTCTGCCGCGAGGATAGGATAATTATTTCCTCTGAATAAAATATCGTTCGTGGAGTTAAATCCGTAATAAGCATACGGTGTTACTTTAATAAATTTTTCTCCACTATTAACTCCGGTAATTTTACCAACCACACCAGACGTTTCTTGTGTAATAATATCACCAACTGAAAACGCCGCGGTTATATTTGAAAGAATAATAATTTGCTCGTATCTTGCAAACGGAATCATCGTTGAGTCTTGTACCAATGCAAATACGTCGTTAACATAATCGGATCCTGGATTTACATTTTCAAACGCGTCAATAACTCCAATATTAAATGGCGTTAAATCAAACGCTTCATTTAATGGAGTTGCAAGAGTTACTGGATCTGCAGTACCTGACATTGCTTGAATTGCAGGTGGAACAGTATTATAATTACTCGAATTAAGTGGCACGTTAAGAAAGTCACTAATAAGATCGGTAATTAAGCTGATGTTTTCGATATTAGACAAACTTTCTACTTTAACGTCTGCCGTGTTAAGAGTGTCAGGATATAGTGGGCCAGGAGAACTGTCATTTTTTGCAGACACTGCGTTAAAATATACTTTGTATGCAGGATAAGCATCGTAAAGAGGATTTTGCGTAAGTCTTATTTTAAAGTCTCGTTCAATCCATTCAATCGTAGCTTCATCTGTTAATGTACCATCAAAATATGCTGTTATATTATCTACATCTAATTGGTTAACGAAAGAGTCATTGTTTACATCCCCGAGTTGACGTGTTCCAACAATTGGGGTAAAGTTTGTAAGTTCTGGCTCTTGCCCATTTGCAGCGCGTTGCATACCTTCTATTATTGTATATGTTGCGTTATATAACGCAGTTTGAGACGCAGGAATAAGCTTTACTGATTTAAGAGGATCTGTAGCTTGAACTGTTTGGATAAACGAAGAGTCTTCAAATTCGGCGGAGCCAATATCTAATTTAACTCCAGCCACAACAGAGTTCTGTCCAATAACTGTTGCTAGCGCGGAAGTAGATGGTTGTTCAATTCTTAAGTCAGTGTTAAATATAAAATTTGGGTTATCAAAAACAATTACTTGATTTGAAACTATAAGTCTTGTGCCTTCTATTGTATAACCAAATCCACCGTCTGTCAATTCATATTTTATTATACCAGTTTGTTGCGCAGATACATCAGTTACTAAAACTTTACCGCCAGATCCATAATTACTTCTTACGTTATAAACGTCTCCAACTTTATTTCCTGTTGTACCGCCATAGGCTTCATCAATTGGTTGAATTGCATTTAACGATCCACCAATTTTTCCAAAACTAACATCTTCACCAGCAATTCTTGCCAGGATATCATCAAATTTTTGAAACTGTCCTTTTATGTTATTTAAGTAAATAACTGCATAGATGGTTTTATTTTTAATAATAAAGTTAATTTTATCAACAACTGCTTTGGCACCTGACACAGAACCTTTAACATTTCGTGAAAGTAAATCTTCATAAGTATAGCTAAGACCGCTGTTTGATACAAAAACGTTATCGTTTGGAAACATTTCTAAATACGAACCAGTTTTCCATGTTGAGTCTGATGGCTTGAACATATATTTAGACGGATATACAACTTCTGCGTACTCTTGATAAAATAGTCTAAAGAATACAATAATACCACCACGAGTACCTTTTCTTCTGTAAAGGTCCATGATATTTTTAATTACAATTCTTACTGTTGTATCATCCAACAATGGCAAGTCCGCAAGGAATGCTTTTTGGAAATGTATAATCATACTCGCTAACGTAGTTGATATGTCACGGTATTCGTACATTCGCCGATTGTTATAATGGCTTTGGTTGTATTCTGTTTCTAAGAATTCATAATAATCTTTTACAAGTTGAACAAGTTCAGCGCCTTCATCACGATAAATCGCGGGCCACATACTATTAACCTTGAAGGCAATCTTTTTTTCAATTAACTCTTTTTGATTATTATAACCGACCATTTTATTCAGTCTCTCTTAATGTTACTTCTACGTCGTCGTCGCGGATTGCAAAAATTCTACCTTTCGGCGCAGCAATGTCATCGTAAACAGTTGTGGCAATAAATTGAATAGCAGAGCCAGAAAATCCATCGGTTCTAAAATTAATTAGTTTTACATCACCTGAATCATAGTCAACAGTACCGGCAGTTGGATCAATAATTTGTGGATTAGAAAGATCGCTAGTAACTAATTGCATGTTTCCGATGCCATCATCCTGTAAGTATACACAAACATTATCTACTGAAAATTGTCCACTTACAATAGATGGTTTATATTCTGAAAATCCATTCGTTTCACGGAACGGATATGGCCTTACTAATGGTGTACCAAATTTAAATATAGGATTAGATTTAATATTAAGATCTGGTGTGTATTCAATAATCGGCTTCGCCGTCATAGCGTTTGAAGTTATAGATACGTCAGCTGCATCGATGTTAGAGGACAGGTTTGATAGCCTTAGGGTAGTATTAAAGTTATCTAGTGTTCCTTCTGAGTAGGCCTGTATCGTGTCTCTAACCAACTGCGCAATAAAATCAGAATTTTTTGTAGTAAGCTTTGGATTATAATTGACGCGAACTGAGATTTTACCATACACAAATTCAGATGGAACAAATGTTGGTTCAATAGCTAATGGAGTCTTATCTGACAAATAATCAAGATATGTATTTACCAAAGTATTTGATAAGGTTTCTTCAGCTTCTCCTAGATAAACTGAAATCGCAACACGGCCAAATTGTGGAGGATTTAAATTTTCTCCACCGTATGCTGACACTGCTTTAATTTCTGGAAATTGCTGTTTAAGTAATACTTCATAGTCAGAAGTTGTTACAGCTCTCTCCTGAATTTGTAAAGCCTTAGGAGCAAAGTAACGGATTTTTTCTAATGACTCTGCATCCTCGCCGCCAAGTGCTGCCTGGATTGTTTCAACTTCAGTTGTACCTGTTGAAGTAATTTGAATTGTGAATACGCTTGCGCCGTTTGCTTCAGCTCCTGAACAAATTCTATACTTAACACGAATATCTTCGTATTCATCAGGCTGTATACCAAACACGTTATTACCAAAATAAATTTTATATCTGCCATCGTAATATGGTTCTACGTAGAATACTTTATCTTCAGGTCCGACTCCAAAGATATCGTTTTTGCGAGTAAATATATTTGCGTCTTCTGTAAACTCAGCATCAACAAACACCTCAAGAGAATCAATATCAGCGTTTTCGTTTGAAAGAATAACTGTAAGAATGCCATCCTCATCAACAAAATAACCTTCACGTTCAAAGCTTGTTAGCATTTGTCCTTCAAAGAGTTCAATGTTGTCTGCAACAAATACACCTGGTTCTGTTTTCTTCGCAACATACGCTTTATCTGTAACGAATTCGTAATTTTCACCTTGATAAGCTGCCTTGAACGCCGCAAACTGCGGGATCGTAATTGTTTGACCTGTAATTGTAGTATCACGGATAGTAACTCTTACTGAAGCCCTTGCAGATTTCCTTGAGCTTGGCAAATAATTTAATTCTTTTGCATGTGATACAACCGAGTTTGGTAATACCGCAGAGTCAAGAAACATTTCATTGATTGCCATATTGGTATAAAAGTTATTCTGATATGTATTATATGATAACACATCTAAAAGAACGTTTAAGTTGGAACCTTCGAAATCATAATCTTTAAATTGCGACTGGCTTTTTAAATAATTAATCAGTTGCTGCTTGTTACTAGCGAAATCTAATTCTGTTATGTTCAGCTTCGTAGCCATCTTATCGTGTCCTCTCTAATATTACACTCAGCGATATTGGCTGTTGGTTATTTGATATGTAAAATGCTATTTTGACGACCACAGTGTTGTCATCTATTTCTGACGAAACGAGTACGTCAATAAGATCAGCCCTTGGTTCATGCAAATTAATTGTGGATCTTACTTGCTCTTCAATTAGTTTAAGTGTTGCTGGCGTAATTGTTTCAAACAACATAGCCTTGATGTTTCCACCAAGGTTTGGTTGCATTAATCTTTCACCTCTATCAGTTAAGATAAGGTTTTTAATTGATTGCTTTACAGCTTCTTCATTTTTATTTAGAGTCAAGTCACTGGACACAGGACTTTTTTCTAAATCCATTTTAAAGTCAGTGTAAACTGTAAACTTTTTCTTTCTTGGTGTTATTAAACTAACTACCATTATTTTTTCCTTTATTAAGGTACGAACACCCTATTCCCTAAATCTATGTGAACAAATCCACCATATATTCCGTGGCCCGTAAATCCTTCTGCATATGCAATCCGTAAAAATTCATCACGATTATTTGGATAACCTTTCCATGATATATCAAATGCGTTACCGCTTAAATGTAACGATCCGGATTCGCCGTCTACTCTTGTATTATGAGCTGCACTGCGCCATGGACTATTGATATGTAAATCAGTACCAAATGCCTTGGCTACTCTCATAAGTATAACTCTTAAATCTATATTTGAGTTTTTCCACCCATCTTCGCCATCATATTGCGGCCATGTAGTTAAACGTCTATCAAAATATAATCCACTACCATTACCGCCTGCTTCTAAATCTTCAAAGCTTGGTAAGTTTTTATAATCTTCATCAGTAATACGTCTAGCATTGCCAGCTTCTATCCATCTCTGTCTTTGATTATTTATCTCAGTATTCCTTGCCGCCGGTGATTGAACTTGGCGACCTTCAATAATAGCGCTTGCAGTATTTAAATTACCTGCAGCTGCAACTCTTTGTAATGAATAAGTAAATCTATTTGCAAAGCTATCAAGTGGATTTTTTAATGCTTGGATCGCATCTTCAATACCAGCAGCCATTGCACAAAAACGTGAAATAAGAAATTGGATTTCTTCTAAACTCGGGTTAGCAAATAAACCAACACCGTAGTCAAATAAACCTTTAGCTTTATTAATAATTTGCTCTATATTTTCTTTGCTAAAAAATCCTAAAATGTTTTCTTTGAGATTATTAACTTGCCTAGCAATATTTTGATTTACGAATGTCGCTACGTCACTCATGATATTGCCTATATTAAAATTCTTAATTGCATCTTTAACTTTGTTGATTGTTTTTTCAATCATTGAAGTAATTTTTTCTTTAAAACCTTCAATCAATGCAGCTACTTTTATTTTTTCAAAGAAAGCCTTAATTGGATCTTCAATGTTTTTAATTTTATTTAGAAATCCAGCAATGTCTGCAATAGCTTGACCTGCTAGTCCAACAAGACCAAAGAAAGCTCCAACGCCAGCAAAAACCGCTGGCATCAAACTACAAAGTCCCCCAAGAAAACTATTAGCAAAACCATTTGTATAATAGTCTTGTAGTTGGTAAATAACAGTAGGTGATCTGAGCTGCTCGTTAAGAGTTAAAGGATCATAATTATATTCTTTCATAAAGTCTGCAGCTTCAAACGGAGTGATAGGTCCTTGGCTAACTCTTTGATATAAAGTATTTAAATCAGGAGTTTCTAATAGTAGATCTTGGATATATGGTTTTGCGGTGTATTCATTTATATTACCTACTGTTGTAAAAAATGCATCAGATCCGTACTTGTCAGTCATATAAATTAAAGGATCGCTTTGAACACCAGCACTTAACGCATTTACATATTCGGTTTGAAATAAAGAAATTTGGTTTTGTGTGTAATACCCATTTGTGTCAGTAAACGTTTGAGTGCTTACTAACTGCGTTACAACCGCGTCTTCAGGTTTACATATTGCTGCCATATTAACCTCTTAAATACTTGC